AATAAGACAATTAGGTAATTGACTCAATACGGTTGTCTTACCCACCTTTGGCGGACCGTATATCAATAATATATGAGGACTTGTATAAGTCGCCTTTGTTTTTTTACTTGGTAACGTTATCTCCATTTCCATCTATTTTATAATTTATGATTTCTTCAGCTACTTCTTCACTTAAAGATTTCTTCTTAATTCTATTTCCACACAAATATTGTTTACTTGGTATGTCTGCATACTTTGCTTGAACTATTCTTCTTGCTCTTGATACTGAAAATATAGAAGGAAGCTTCTTATGATGCCATGAATACAAAGCATCCATTAAAGTCATATCTAACATATGATTTGTAGGATTATCATTAATCTTATTTATCAAATGAAAATAAAGTTTATAGTCACAATCTCTAGTATCGGGCTCTTTTTCTAAGAGCTCCTCAACTACATCTGCATATTTTACTACTTTAGACATGTGAGTTTGTTAAAGGCTCTATGTTAATAGGCTCATTAGTAGGTTCTAACTGTTCAGCCATAGCTACAGAAAGAGACTCTATTAAAAAATGTAATTCCATTTTAGCCTCCTTTACTTTCTTAGAATGGTAAGTAACATCCCATTTTAATTTTTCAATTCTGTCTTTTGTACTTTGAACATCAAGCTCAGTAAAATCAGCTGTCTCTGCAAGAATTTGTTCTGCTTCATCCTTTAATTTGGATATTTCTTTAAAATTATTTTTTTCCATTTTAATTAACTTTAGTGCTCCACGCTTTATTTGGAGGGGGAACATACTCCAGTACTCTATTATGTTTTAAATCATTAACCATTTTAGCGATTACAGGGTCTCCATCTCTAACTTTTAAATAATGCCAGTAGATGAATCCTTCTGTAGATAGCTTATTTGGCCCATACTCTCTTATTCCCAGCATTTCAGGACGATGAGGTACCAAAACCACGTCTGAATACTGATAAAGAGCGTCAGCGCCAAATATGTCCGCTTTAGTTGGATAATGCAGGTCAGAGTTTTGCCTGCGTTCTGTACTTTCTATAGATCTATTTAATTGAGATAGAAATATAAATGAACTATCTATATTTTTCTTAATTTGATTTGCTTCAAAAGATAAATCATATAAAGTTTCCATTTGATCTTTTCCTGGAGTTTTCTTAACAAGAATACTATGATCTAATGTGATCAATAATTTCTTATCTCTTACTTCAGGTAAATCATTTATGCGATATATAGCCTCCCTTATCTGTACGGGAGTTCCTGGCATATCTACATAATAAATTGGTAAATTCTTTATACTTTCTATATATTCTTTAGCAAGTTCAAGATCTTCTTTAGTAAGGTTTTTATCTTTTTCTTCTAAATCAGCAGAATATAATTGCTTTACACTCTTATTCAATTTAGCCGATATTTTCCTCCCTACTAATCTTCGTGCTAACATTTCAAAATTGAAAGATAACACTGCAAATTTTTCATCAGGATTCTGTTTGAACAAAGATGTTTCCATTTCGTTAAGAATGGCTGTCTTACCACTACCTGACATTCCTGCAATAGTGATAATACTGCCCCATTCTATACCATTCATAGAAACTTGGTTGAACTTCTTCCAACATGTCTTTAAAGATTTCCGTTTACCAGACATCCTATCCAACATATAAGATAGCTCTTCCTTTGCTGCCTTATGAAAGGGTTTATGAACTAATCTAGATGACTTTTGATCCATAGGACTCTTCTTTTACTTCTGCATTTTCATCTAATAAGTGCTCATACTTTTCCCAAGTTCTTTGTCTAATCCAAGTTTCACTATTCTGTAAATATTGTAAAGTACCCCTCATTTCTTTAAGCTGGGCATCTATACATCTAATTATTTTCTTGTGTAACTCTGGATTAGACTGAACTACATTCATATACAGCTTTTTAGCTGTATTATTTGTCGCTGCATCAGGGTCTTTTGCTCTTAATATTCTATTACCTCCATGTCCATTTGGAACTTTAAAAGGCATTCTCGTGCAGAATGCATACCACATGGTATCTTTATCTCCACTAATTAAGTTAATAAACTTCTGTCTAACAGTCCAATCATCTAATTCAATTCCTGATTTTTTCATCCATCCTTGCTCTTCCAAACCGTGGGTATCTATATCATCACAAATTTTCCAACATAGATCGGTCTTTTTTTTAAATAAAAGGAGCAAAAAAATATACTCAGACGCTGTAAATCCTTGACTTACAAGCATCTCTGTGTCGAGATTAATTATCATATTTCTTACGGTACTTGTTACATAAAATCGCTATGCTAATATACAAAATTTTCTGAATCTGACCAATCATCTGGCCAATGTTCTTTGGCAATTAATAGTCTATCTTCGTACTCTATACTTGGCATATAATATTCCACAATTCTATCTTCTGTTACTTCTTTTTGAATAGTCTTTGTTACTAAATCTGCTAACTTAGAGTAAGTATTCAATTCATCTTCCGAATACTTACTCCTAATCAGCTTCAATGCAAGTTCTATTTCAACATTCTTAACTTGCTCGGTTATTATTACTTTTATTCTTCCCATTATTTCTAAATAAAACCCATACTATAGGGCAATCTTACCAGAGGGCATCGCCTTTTACTGCCTGGTTACCAGGAGTGATATCATTCTCTTCGCCCTATCCTCGCCACTGATCGTTTTTTCTATAATATGGTTAGGTGAGTACACCTATAAACCGTCATGCAGAGCTTTACTATACTTCTTTGCTCTGTTCATTAATTTAAAAGGAATCTTTGAGTCATACCAATGCAATTGATCATCAACTACAACGCCTAAATACCTAAAGGTTTTAATTCCCGCTTTCATGGTCTCTATAATTTGGACCACATTCTTTCCCTGCTGGGCATACTTCGCCCATTGAGAGTTTTTAAATGGATTCTGCTTCATGAAAGTTATTTCATGAGGAAGATTCTTTATATAAAAGCTCTTTACTAGCTTACCTTTAAATTTTTCAGATGTTTTTAGTTGAGAAATGCACTGCTCTAGATTCCTTATTATGTGAATCTTTAGTAGTTTCATTATTTCTCTGTTTTAAGATATCATTAATATTATTCACCCAGCGTATTCTACTTGGATCAGTAGTCGCCTGTGAGCTTCTTAACCATTTTTCATCCTGAGAACTAGCAACATACAAATTATAAATATAACTTGTTTTGTCTTCTTGAAATCTAAGGCACCTGCCTCTTCTTTGAATATGAGCTTTAGCTCCACTAGTTCTAGAAGCAATAATAATAACTGGCAACTTAGGTAGATCCATACCCTCATTAACTGCCAGACAAGTTGAAAGATGAGTTACTTTAGTTCTTCCATCTTTAAACTTATTCATTGCTCCTTCTCTATCTTTTACTTTAGAATGATATGGAATAATATCATTTCTGCCTACGCAAATATGATCAGCAAAAAGAGTAGCTTGTGAAAATATCACAGACTTCTCAATTTTAAGCTTATCTATCAACTCTCGCACAGCTTTAATTTTAGATGGCATTTCGTAAAGCATTCTTTTACGCTTACCCATAACCTTCCAAAATTGAATTGCTAATTGATACTTAATCTTCTCATCTCTAGATCTTTGCTTTGCAGGAATAGCTCCTATAGCCTTCATTAGACTATTAGCATTTCCAAAAGCCATTCCTGGCCCTCCTAATCTTTTCTCAAGAGAAAAATAAGTTTGTTGTATTTTATTATAAGCTTTTGTTTCCATTACATTCATTAGAACAGGAATATTGTATTCAACATACGGAGATATTACACCTAATTCTACACCCTTATCTGTTGTAAGAGTATAGGCAACAGGCGCAATTTTACGAGCAACAGGTATCTTCTTATCAGGAATCCAAGCAGATAGACCTAATATTCTATCATACGTATTCCTTTCAAAGAATTTGTGATACTCATAAAGTTTACCTTTGTAATCTTTATCTTCTGGTAAATAGTTGTGAATTTCATCCGCAACAACCAGATCATAATGTTTATTCTCCCATTTGTAAACTGTTTGAATACATTTTATATCAACTTTCTTTAAGAGTTCTGTTTTTTTCCATTTTTTAAACTCCTTTGGGAAAGTATCATCTCGGATAATCTCAGTTGGACAAATAATTAAAACATTAGCTTCAGGATTAAGAGAGAAAACCCACTCAATTGCCCGTATAGCTGCATATGTTTTACCAGCACCTGTACATAATTGTAAGGTACCTTTACATTTTCTTTTCGCCCAAGCATTAAGAGATTCTCGTTGTACTAAATCTTTAGCTTTTTAATGTGTCCAATAGTCAGTAATAACAGGTACTGCTGTAAGTTCTACAGTTTTGCAAAATACCTTTCCAGCCTCTTCCATAGAAGCTTTTAATGCATCCGCTAATGTCTCTGCTATTTCTTTTGGACAATCCAACAATATTTCATCATGCACGACATTCGGCATGAAGACTTTAAATAATAGATCTTTTTCTATTAAATACCTAAACATAAACACTCCTGCCATCTTAGTGATGTCTGCAGAAGTACCTTGAATAGGATAATTTAAAGCATTTCTTTCTATATTTCCTTTCCAGCTAAATACTTTACGTACCAAAGGACCTAACTCTTCACGATACTCTTGTGATTGTACAGCCTTTTCTTTACTGTATTTAACCCAAAAACCATTCTGTTTGGTTATGGTTTGTTTAACTTTAAAATCACTAAAAGAATCCACATAAGATTTTCTTTTAGTAAAATCATTAAACAATATATATCCATTCTTAAGTGCTCTTTCTTTCACTCTTTTAAAATGATTTTTTAGACCAGGAAATGCATCAAAATATGCCTCATATACTTTTTCTCCTTGTTTAGTTGAAATTGCTAAGTTCTCTGCTATAGTATAACCTGTTCCACCATAATTAATAGCAAAACCTGCACCTTTAGCAATCTGTCTCTTTTCAGGATGTTTCTTTTTAATCTCTTTTAGATCTACATCTGCAAGTTCAGGAAAAATCTTAGATGCTACAAATGAATGCATATCTCCAAGACCCTTCTTGTAAAAAGAAATAATATCCTTATCTTGTGACTGGTTTGCTAGAACTATCTGTTCCTGTCCACTATAATCAGCCACAATAAGAACATTTCCTTTAGATGCTATAAAACAACTTCTTGTTCTATCATCTCTTGGAATATTCTGTAAATTAATATACTCTTCTTTAGTGGCTTTATTTTTACCACCACAGGAAAGTCTACCTGTATTCATAATCTGAGTATACTGAGTATGTATCTTATTAGTCTCAGGATTTATCTGATCTATGAATGTCTGTCCATAAGTACTAACAATTTTATCATATCCTTTATACTTAAGATACTTTTCAATTAACTCAGGAGCTTTCTTTCGTTGAGGTCTAATTACTTTAGCATCAACAGAGTCTTTAAAGAACCCTGTCTTATCATCTTTCACTTCAGTATCAACCCCTATCGTTTTAAATAAAGGAATTACCTGTTTAGATGATGACCATAATATGCCACATTGTGGTTCATTAGCTTTAGGATTAAATAGATCTAGCTGTGGGTCCACTTGTATGAACTGTTCTATATCTTTATCTAATATCCAATTATCTAAATCAGCCTTTGCTTTACGTAAGTTTTCAGTATCCTCTTTCATCTTCCTCTCCCATTTCTGGGTGTTAAGTTTAAAACCAGAAAATTCTATGTAAGCCAGTACCTTAACATACTCATTGTCAAGAAATAAGGCTACATGTAAATCTTCCTCATTTATATGTACCATTTGCTTACGCATAATCTCATGCAGGTACTTAACATCATTAGCTGCATATACAATTACAGCTGTAGATAATCCCTCTTTATGAATATTTCCTCGAATCGTTTTATCCATTTCTTTCTTACAATATCTGTAAACAAGAACATCTAAAGCTTTTCTATGAGAATATATCCCAGTACTTAATATCCTTTCTGCTAAGAAAGTATCATAAATTTTATTTGGAACTATCTTTCTACGATACAGAAATTTAAGATCAAACTTAGCATTCTGCATTATTATAATCTTAGATTCAAGAAGTTCTTTAAACTTCCTAATATCTACAGTTTCACAATCAACTACATATTGATTTTTTGCATCTCCAAACTGAGCAGATAATAATTTACATAAATAAGGATCAAACCCAGTAGTTTCCGTATCGAAAGCTACATGAGTGTGATCCTTAAAATAATTTATTATATCTTCTACAGTTGCAAATGAGAAATGTTTATCTACTTTAAATAAACTTTTCTGATTAGTAACTAAATATATCATTCATTCTTTTTTAACATTTTTTTATCATATGGTACCCATTCATTTACAATTTCCTGTCGTTTTTCACACCCACAATCATCTTTACCCATAAGTTCAGCCACTCTTTTAGCTACCTTATCTAACCTCAACGATGAGGTTAGTTTAGCTATGTCATCGCCTAATCCTTTTGATTTTGATTTTTCCACTTTCTAAATCATTATAAATTTTTAATTCTTCCTCGTTCAACTCACTCACTTTATAGATAGGTATTCTTCCATAATCATCCTCGTCTTCATAATACGGTACAGTTTTACAATGCATTTGTATAGAAGTAATGTTACTTATCTCCTTCTCCCATTTAAAGTACCTAACAACAATTGCATATCTTACACCATACAATTCAGCAATCTCAGCTAAAGTATACCCTTTTAAAACATAAAGAGTTATATTTTCTTTCTGCTTCTGGGTTAATTTTTTTAGCCTTGGGTGTTCTATTTTACCCATCATCCTGATTATCCTGGACATGATCTAAATAACAACCCTCACTACAAAAATAATCTACATTAAGATCATCTGTTATAGTTGGGGTATATATTATAGTTTCATGAACATCAACTGAACATGAAATACAAGTGTACCAGCCTGCATAATCAGAGGGAGTAAATTCAAACTTATTCATCTTGCTCTTGTTTATATACAGCAAAATCTTCGTGAGTTGCTTGAGGTTTTTTCTTATTTTCTTTACTTCGCTCTCTTTCTTTGATAAGAATACGTAAAGATTCATTATTGATAGGCCATCCTCTATTGCGAATTTCTATCATCATTTGTTTCATTTTGCCCATGTCTTATAGTATTATTCATTATCAGTTCTTTAGCAAATTTTGTCATATAATAATCCTTCTGAAACTGAAATGATTCTTGGTTAGTAAATAAAGCTTTTCTATAAGCTTCTTTAAATAGTTCAAAGTCCTCCCTTTTAAAAGGACCCTTCAAAGGTTGGGTAGTCATAAGATTATAGATTAAGAGCCGCATCCTATACATTCTATGTAAGAATCTTGGGGTTCGACTCCTGTAAGCTCCATCTGTAGCTTATGAATTTTATCTCTGGTTTCCATATCTTCTATCATGTTCCCAGTTAATTTTTTCTCTTCGTTTAAAATCTTGCTTGCAAGATCATTCTCTTTACTATTCTTTGCCATTTTTCTTATATTTTTTTAATTCAATACATTTTTCAAAATTATCTTCTTGTGCGTAATAATCCATTACTCCTTGTATGTCCTCATTATTATATCCTACAGGATTAAAAGGAAAACATACAACATTAGAGTTCATTAAATCCATGATTTTATCTGCAGCTAACTTCCTAGTTATTAACATATAAGCATTTTCCATAGCTACTTCTTCATCGTACAGTACATGCTCTACATATTCATCTGCTTCTTCATCATCGAAACTATTCATTTTCAACTAATTTTTTTAATTTAACAATATAATTAGGATCTGAAGCATAGCCTATCTTTTCCAAAAATTCATAGTAATCTTCATAGTTTTCTGAATTATATCTATACTGAATACCTCTTAAATATCCTCCAATAGAATCTTCCCAGGTATCGTAGAAAAAATATCTTTTGTTTTTGCTGTCCCAAAGTCCAAATAAATTATTAACGCTCAAAGAGCAATTATCACAATCATACCATCCTGTTTCTAGAATAGATTGTGCAAGCACTATTTCTGGATGCTTAACCTTATATTTAATAAGGGCTGCATATACTTCTTCTTTTGTCTGACTACACGATCTTACGCCTACTATCAGAAGTAAAAACAAAGCAAATAAGAACAATCCATATTTTTCTATAAACAGTATTATTTTATCTCTCATAATATACAATTTTTAAAGTTAAAAAAAAAGAGAGTTACTAATGTATTGATGTATTTCATCTCAATTTTCACTCTCTTTACATTGGTAGGCTAGAAACTATGAAGAATTAAAGAACCTACCACATCTTCAATACTTATTATTTGTCCTTCTTTTTCCTTCTATTTCTCTTCTTAATAAAATACTTTTCCTTGTGGTTTCTACTAATTCTTGTGGAATTTCAGAGTGTTTTATAGATTTTATTCCCTTTCTTCTAAAATATACATACAAACATTTTTTAACATACCAATCAGTTACTTTGTCTGACTGTTCAGTATGATATGTAGATTTTCTTTCATTTTTAGGTATTGGGTTTCTATAGTTTCCTTTTTTAACATACTTACCCTTTTTATATTCATGAGAATATTTATTTCTATAGAGTTTGTAAGTACATGCTTTACACTGCGCTACTCTTGTTTTAGTTTTTTTATTAGAATATATAAAATTATCTATTGGTAAATATTCTTCACAACGAGTACAGCTTTTATGTGTCATCTTTTCCCAGCACTCTTTACATCTTTTAATGTTTCCACTAAAACGTGCTGGGATAGATTTATTACATTCAGGACAATCCATTATTCCTCAAGGAATTTAATATTAACAGGTTTACCTGACATCTTTTTATATATCAGCTGTGACTTAGTAACAGAGTTAGCTGTTGCATACCCTTTTAATGCTACTTGTGCAGCTTTTAAATCTTCTCTTTGATCCCATATATCCTTACATCCATCTGCAATCTGTAAAGCATTTATTCTTAAATCAGATGCAGTTTCAGTAACTGTCTTTTTAGCTAAGGATTTCTTTCTCTTAACTATTGTTTTTGTTACAGAAGGTCCCCTTCTGCTTGTTTTTTTAGCAGTTCTTGCCATAATTTTAAATTTTAATTAATAAAAAATATCTTAGAAATAAGATATCATCTTTGCTGTGATTTAATCACACATATTTTAATATATAAATCAATGTTAAATGATCCTCCATCTTTGGTCCACCATCTAATCATATCACTAAGCTCTGGTCTGCTTTTGTCTTTACTTTTACTCATTGTGTAAGTATTAAATATACTACTATAGCAAAGTTGCACGCTAAACTTATACAAGCCAACACATATGCTTCTTTTGATTTCTTACTATATCTCATTAGTTCTTCTTTTAAAACCTCAACTTCATCTTTTGAGGCTGCATTAATAAATTCTCTACTCATCTTCTTTTGGTTTTATACAGTATGATAAATCAAGATAATTATTACCACTATTACCCATACTATAAAATTTATATCACTTGCTTTTCTTTGCCAATCTTCCATCTTCTTGCTTTTCTTTGCCAATCTTCCATCTTCTTTTAATTTTAAAATTTATCCATAAAATTTTTTAATACTATAGGTAATAGATGTAATACAAATGTTCCTAGTAGTGCAATAATTAATATAAGTAACCAAGTATTCTTAAATAATTTTACTAATGTTTTAATTTGTTCTTTCATCTTCTTTTGGTTTTAAAATTTGGCTGAATAGTTGGCTAAGTTAGTCTGATTTACTACTCAATTAAGGATGTTATAAAGCCACTCACCCACCAATATATAGATCTATAAAAAATTAAATTCCATATACCTTCGAACACATTCTAAATACAGATAAACCCATCTAAAGCTATCATCACAAAAAACCATAAACACTATATCCCAATTATTAAACTGCCAGTATTCTAGCCCTTTCT